AAGGGATGATGTCTATTATTCATGATTTCATGAATGGAGATGATGAAGGTCCCATCGGGGGCTGCTTAGAATCAAACGCCACTAACTATAACCCTAAAGCTACCTTTGATGATGGTAGTTGTAATTTTGTTGTAATAGTATATGGTTGTACAGACCCTGAAGCGGCTAACTATGACCCTCAAGCTACACACGATAATGGGAGATGTAATATTTTAAATCAAAACCCTAATGGTTCTACTAATGAAACTCAAACTAATGAAACAGTTTATGGGTGTATGGATATAGATGCAAATAACTACAATGATAAAGCCACTGACGATGATGGTTCTTGTGAATACGAGCACGAGGAGAATCATTGTAATCACACTGATATGTATGCTTGGGAAGGTTTATCTCACGGAAACATATCTAGACCATCTAACTATAGCACAGATTTCTATATGGACTTTGATACCAATTGTGATGATGATGAAGACCCTTTACCTATATTAGTGTACTATGATTTAGTGCACGTGTTGCTTGATGCAAATGATACAGATGGAGATGGTAACCAAGTCTATTATGATAACTACGTTTACACAAAAGTATTCTTTAATATTTCAGGATGGAACGAAGATTATCATTGGTTTAAATATGATGAGTTATTTGAAACACCATTCGAAGAAAACTTTAATGATATTTACGAAGGTTATTGGATGTATTATATACAGTTTTATGCAGATTATAATGGAGATGGTAACTATCACGGGTATGAGGATAGTGAAGGAAACTTTACAGATGAATGGGTTGGATATTCTTCAAATTGGGCCGAAGGTGATTTAGTAGATTGGGCTTGGGTATTAGAAAGGGAGGAAGAATGAAAGCTAAAGATATGCTTATTTTAACAAATATGTTAAGTAAAATTATAACCGAAGTGGATGATTTAAAAGCGGTAATAAAGGAATCAGTTTCTAAACGCTTTGATGAAAACTACGAAGGAGATGATGAAGAGGAATGATAGAATGGATAGACTTATTAACAGGTTTGGCAGTAACACTCGCTGTTTTAGCGATAGGGTTATTGTTTCTAGTAGTCGTGGCATTTGCGCGCCGCTTATTACCACGAACAAAACCTGTACAGTTGATTCCACAGAAAGAAATAAGAAAGGAGAAAACACAAATGGCTAAAGAAAAAGGCGAAGGAGTCACCTTCAATGACATTTTTATGTTTATGATTGCAGTACCATTAGTTTTACTCTGGGTTGGGTTTGCAGGTTTCGTTATACATACAGGACTTAATAACTCAGATGTTCTTGAGAATATTGAAGCATATACAACTTTGATAGCTATTTTAGGAGGGCCAGCCCTTCTGATTATCAAAGATGCATTAGATGTCTGGAAACAAGAACAAGCTGAGAAAACTGCATTCTATAAAGTCAAAGCACAATCTGTTATTGATTATAATGACAGTATGCAGAAACAAGCTCAGATGATAGAATCTAAGGCTCAAGAACAAGAACATAAAATGGAAAGTAAGAAATAAGGAGAGATATATATGGCATTATCAAAGAAAGCAAAAGCAGCCAAAAAGGTAGCTAAGGTATTATGTCCTGATAAAGAAGGATATAAATGCCTTGGATGCAGAGGCGGTAATCCCTGTTTGGCAGGGTAAGGAGTACTAAATATGGTCGAAGAAAATAAACAAGTTAAATCTTCAGCAGGAGGATTATTCAAAGGAGAACATCACGATACAAACAATCCTGATATGAAAATAACCTTTGAAAAACCTAGCTATGAAGAGATTAACGATATGGCACGAGCTAAGGGTAGAGGTTATCCTATAACTTCCCATTACGACGTAGAGTCACCCGGCAATGAGAAACAACAAATGTTTACTGCTGGAGATGGAAGTGGTAGGTTAGTAACTGGACTTGAATCACAAGAACTAACTGCTATGAAGGACTTAGGTCCTAATAACGTCCAATGGACGAAGAAAGTTAAGATGCAAGGTCAGATGGAAGACTTACAGGAGCCATAGATGGTTAATCAGAATAAGAAGTATAATATAGATAAGACACTTACAATGAGAAAGAGTGGGTCTGGAGAAAAGGTTTATAGCCACGTAGGTGGTAAAACTCATGCTCTAGAACATCATGCAATTTCTAAAAAGGAAGCATTAAAACAAGTAAGAGATGTAACTGAATCAGAAATAGCTAGACGTGAACACCACGGACATCACGTAGGTAAGAAACAACATTCTAAAAACAAATACAAGTAGGTTAAAGAAGTAATCTTTATATAGAGGTCTGACCTACTATGTATAGGCTCTCGCTGTAGGGCCATGGCTTCACAGGATACTTATCGCAAGTGCTTTTGTGAGAGCCCCACAACATGGAGAAAACTATGGAAAATAACACAACAAACGAAACTAGCAATAACGATACTGCTTTGGACACAAACATGACAGACAGTAACGGCACTGCTAATGATGTAAGCGAATCTGGAATGCTAGATGGTCTAATGGATGCATTACAAGACTCACCTGAGCTTATGCTCATGGTGGCAGTTATGGCAGCTATGGCTGCATATATTGCATACACCCAACCAGCTGTTAAAGCGTTAGTAATGCCTTACCTTAAGAAGTACGATGAAGAAATTCTCGAAATCTTAGATAAGAATCTAACAGCAGCACAGGTTAAAGCTTACGAGAAGCTGGATGAAGCAGCTCAAAAGCATGTAAAAGATGCAATGCTCAGAAATGTAATAATGTCTGCATATGACCAAAACGATGACAAATTCGTCGCTGTGGTAAAAGCAGAAGCAAAAGATGCTTTGGTAGAAGCTAAAAAGCTTTGAACGAAGTAGAATATGAGCAGCGGTTACGCCAGCGGGTAGGAGAAGGAGAATATGAACGTCATAAAGAACTTGTACGCTTGCTGGCTCGCAATCTGTCTCTTGAAGACATTCTGTGGGAAGAAATTACTTTACATATTCGGGATGTTAACTTACGAACAGAGCTCTTGCGCCAAAGAAATTCAATCGTTCGTGACATACATACAGAGTTCAGAGCATTAAATATAGAGATACCCTCTGTCGTTGAACAGAAGACAGCAGGGTTTGCTTCTTTTTTGGAGGATTTAACAGATGACACTAGCAGTGAAAAACGAGACAAAGAATCTGAAAGCAGTTCTGAACAGTAAAGGGGCTATAGATTCAATTGAAATAGAGAATATATTCGAAAAGTGTAGACACGATGAAGAAAAAATGCTCAAATTAGTAAGAGTGTTTTGTCAAACTTATTTAATTGATAATAAACAACGACCTTTGAAGTTAAGACCTCTTCAGGAAACTATTATAGTAAAATCTTTAACACATAGTGATAATGGGAAACAACGTAAGTTAGCTATTCTAGCACCTCGAGGTAGTGGTAAATCATATGCTTTAGCAGTTGCGGTCACTATATATATGTTCTTTAAAAGATTTAGAGATTTAATTTTCATTTTAGCTCCTTCTGAAGACCAAGCAGCATTAATTTTCAATTATGTATATAGAAATTTTAGAGATAATCGTTTTTTAGATAGTTTAGTAGATAATTATAAATTTCACAATAAGCCCCATATACGCATGAAGGGTGGTACAATGATGCGTAGGGCTCCATTAGCGCCTACTAATCAAGGACAAGCTATACGTGGACAACATCCTACATTCTGTATAGTTGATGAGTCCCCACTCATCGACGATAATTTATTCGTTGATAATGTAGAACCAGCGATAGTTTCAAATAAGGCCCCTTTCATAAATCTAGGTACGCCAAAATCTAAAGAGAATCATATGTATAGATATTTGTACGATGATGCTTATTCAGATAACTGGACTCGTTTAGTATTTACGTGGAGAGACGCAATTAAAGCTGGGGACGCATATACAGCTCCTTATACAGAAGAAGAAATGTTAGAAAAAATGATAGAGTGGGGTGAAGACTCTATCTATTGGAGGACTGAATATGAATGTGAATTTGTAGAGAGTGTATCGAATGTTTTCACACCTGAAAAATTAAAGAGGTGTTTCGACGACTATGAGCTTACAACCAGAGACGAACTTGTCACGCGAGGAGATTTTGGTTCTCCAATTACTGTCGGTGTTGATGTTGGTAAATCTGTTAACTCTACTGTTATTACCGGATGGAGAAGGGAGAAGTCTGATGAACAGATTGGTGACGGTAATATCGCACGTCTTATATATGTGGAAGAAATCAATCCTAGAACTGGTGGACATGATATTCCATACCAACGTGAACGTATTATGGATGTTGCCATTAATTTGGGCGCTGATAGGCTTATTGTGGATTGTACGGGTATTGGTGGGGCGATTGAACAAGACTTAAGAATGGCTTGTATAAATAGCCATCCACAAATACACTTTTTACCATTCGTTTTTACAGGAGGACCTAAAGGTACTAAAACGCAAGTATATAGAGATTATGTTTCTTATATCCAACAAGGACTTGTAAAGATACCAATTCCTACTAGTTTACCACAACACCAGCAAAGGTTAATGAATAAATGGTTCAGAGAACACGTAGACTTAGAATATACTATGGATACAGCTAATAAGACTGAAAAGATAGCAGCTCCATCTAATAAACACGACGACTATTGTGATAGTTCAGTTATGGCTATCCACGCTACATTATCTATGCTACCGGGCACTGCTACCGTTGCAGGTAACTCAGCAAAAAGGAGTAGCGGACAATTTAACAGAAGTGTTGGAAATTACAGTAATGCTTCATTATTTACTACAAGACAGCGTAAAGTAAGGCTTAATAAAGGGTATAGATTGTGAAGAAAGCTTTATATACTATTACCGGATATATATTCTGTGAATAAGCCATGTCGTTATTAGACAGAGTACGCAGAGTGTTTGCTACCCAAGGTAGTAACCCTCCGTTTAAGGAGAACGAACCCCTCAATTTTGGTGCAGGTGTTATCAAAAGATTAAAACTGCAAAATAATTATGCGGGTTACAATATCAAAAAGTATGAACCACATCTGGGAAAGCCTCAAACATACATGAATGTATATTTAGCAGACCCAATTGTAAGAACATTAATTGACCTGCCCTGCCTTTATGCAGTCAAAGATAACTTCGACATCGTTACAGATGACGATGACCTTAGAGAAAGAGTAGAAAAAATGTTCAAAGAGATTAATATAGAAGAAACTCTATATGGATGGTTAAGGAATGCACGTATTTTCGGTACGTCCTATTTAGAATGGACTGGTGATAATCTAGTTCTTCGTTCTTCCCAAAACATGTATGTTAAAAGGAACGACCACGGACAAATAGAATACTACTACCAAGATATAGGAGATGATAATGAAAACATTAGATTTGAAGAAGATGAAATTGTCGAACTTAAAAACAACTGTTTCGATGACTACGCTTATGGTCTTTCTGACATCCATCCCATTTTGTATTTGGTTGACCTCAAAGATTATGCAGAACGAGATATCGGGGCCGCACTCAACAAGTACGCTTCTTCTCGCTTTGATATATCTTGTGGACTTCCCGATATGCCTTATGGTCCTGACAAAATTAACGAAGTGGTTAACGCCTTTAATTCGTTAGAACCGGGCGAAGATATTATTCATGGTAACGATATACAAATTAAAGAATTACAAGGAACACAGAGAGCATTTGAATATGGAAAATATACAGATGATATATTAGATAAAATACATATGGCTCTTAAAGTTCCTAAGACTATGTGGACTGAGCCTGAGAGAGCTCGTCCTATTTTTGAACCATATGTTAGATATTTACAAACTATGGTTGAAGGTGCAATAAACGCACAATTGATGCCTCAATTAGAAAATGGCGAAGCTAAATTTAAATTCAGGCAAATTAATGTTGAAGACGCATTCACCAAAGCTAAGACAGATATGATTTATTTATCTGAAGGTGTATTATCACCCGGTGAAGTCAGAGAGGAAAGAGGTCTTGACCCTGAAGGAGTAACTGAACTAGACATGGAAACTTCCGAAGACATCAAGGCTTCACCTATCCGAAAGGAAAAATCTGACAAGAATGCAAATATATCTGGGGGAAAGAATCAGGATAAAAAAGAAGAATCCGCTAGAGCCCAGAACAGGGGGAATAAACCCTCCGCCAACGCAAAAGGAGATAGAAAATGACTTATGAAAAGTGCATATTATCCGTAGGTAAAAACCTAAAGAAACGTGGTTATGCAAACCACGATGAGATAGCAGCTAACATGTGTAACATGTGGGCTGATGAAAATGGTGTTGAGCGGGAATTTGCAGTGGAGGGCACATCACAAGAACCAAAACAAAGGTCATTTGCTTTATCTTTTGGTTCAGAAAATGATTTAACATTTACCAGTGATGATGGAATAGACTCTGCTTCTTTTCCAGTCATCGCTATTACTTCAGGTCTTCACGAATACGAAGAAGACGAAAAACAGGAAAAGGTTTATATAGAGCCTAGTGTTTTAAAAGGTAATATGGAAGCTTTTAAGGAGCTTCCGATTTACATTAACCATCAAAGAACGCCTGAGGATTTAATCGGCATGGCTACTGAGCCTGAGGTGGTTGAGATGGAAAATGGAAAGACAGCAGTGAAAATGAAAGCGACCATTAATAATAAAACAGGACATGGTCAAGAAGTGATGGACAAGGTTAAACATGGGGACATGACTCACGTATCAATTGATTGGTTATCTAATGATGTTGACGTGATGGGTGACGCTTACGCCACCAAGATACGTCCTACGGAATTAAGTTTCATTGATAATGAAAAAATGGACCCGGTCTGCAAGGAATGTACTATAGAAACGGAGTGTGAAATACACAATGACACCAAAGAAAAGGATTGCGACTCTTGTTGCGATACTTGTAAAGATGGTGAAAGTTGTGACAATGAAGACATAAAAACAGAGGTCGAAACTATGACAGAAGAAACCAATGTAAAGTCTGATGCAGAGAATATTGTTGAACGCGAGTTCGCTTCTCTACGTACCCAGCTTGAAGAGATGTCAGCTTCAAAAACGGAAATCGAATCCCAGTACAATGATGCTTTAAAACAAATTGAAGCATTCAAAGTAGCTGAGGAAGAGAGAGCCGCTAAAGAAGCAGAAGCTCGAAAAGTTGAGACTGTAGAAGCAATTATTTCCCGCGAAGTTCTTATGGGAACTGTCGAGGAAGATAAGAAAGATGCACGCGTCGAAGAACTTTCTGCATGGGATGAGATGAAGCTGACTGGTTTCAGCGAAGCTCTAGCTGCGATACCAGCTCCTGTAGAGACCGAAAGACAATTCGGAAAGGGAATTTCACCAGATGGTGAAGCTAGCCCTGAACCATCTTCAGAGCGAGTATCTTCAGTAAAGATAGAGAACGGTCGATTTAAGATTGACCCAAGCAAGTTTAGAGGTAATTAAACATGGCAACAGAAATTTTAGTTAATGATGGTGGTGCACCAGCAAGGATTCTTCCTTTTACAGCTGGCGCAACATTATCCGGTGGAGAAGCTGTTATCATGAGTGCAGACGGAGAATTAGACCCAGCAGGAGCTGCGGCTACTAACGTTCTTGGATTCATGTTCACAGACGCAACCAGCGGAAACAACTGTTCAGTTATCACAGGAAAGGGTGTAGTTATTAACGCACTAGTATCAGGTACTGCCGCAAGCGGTGCTCTACTTCAAGTCGAAGCAGGCGGAGACTTAAAAGCAGGGACCACAGCAGACGCTGGAGTCGCTATCATGATTGATAATGACACTGGTGGAGCAGCAGCACTCAGAAAAGTGGTTACACAATAAGGAGTTAAATTATGGTTAACTTTGATACAGCACCCGGTCTGTTGACAACACTCAATACCGGCGCCGCCGATGGTGGTGCAGGAGAGCGCGTCCTTGTAGATTATAAAGACGCAATCATGGATTACAAGGTCACTGACCTTCCAGCATTGAGTATGTTCGCAGAACCTATGAGCACTGACACAGGAGGTGACATTGATGTCACATTTGGCAGACCTTCAATGGGTATGCAAGAGATAGAAGAAGGCAACACGCCGCAATACCAACACACAAACTTACGCTCCGAGCGAGTTACAGTTCGTGAATGGGGTCTTGCACTAGGTGTTACCCGACGTATGATTGAAGACTCAAGATTCAACGAAGTTGAAATGGCTTTGAATGAGGCCCGAAGAGCAGTCGACAGACACGTAACCAAACACGTAGTATACGCTTTGTTAGGTATCGCAGATACAACTCTGCAAACCTCAGGCACTACATATAATACAGCAGAATCTGCAATTACAACCTTTGGAAGTAATATCTATTCAGGTTTCCTTGGAACCGGTGGTACAGTAGATGAAGGCCGTATTAATTCGTATGGTAACGCATCTGCTTCTGAACTTCAACAAGGTCACTACATTCAAGCTGCATCCAGCACTGCTGGACACTTGGCCCTTAAGAACATAACAGCTGCAATCAAAAGAATAGCCGTTCACGGTTACTCTGCTGATACAATTGTTATCTCTCCCGGGCACTACAAGTCCTTATTGGACTTAGGTGACTTCGTAACCGCATTTAATGCAGGAGATGGTGAAGCAGGAGCTGATGGAAATAATCCAACAACTGCTGCTATGATGCCGGGCTCACCTGTCGCAAACACTGCAACCACTGGAAAGGTAGGAAACCTTTACGGATTAAGCGTTGTAATGAATGCATGGTGTCCACCTGACAGATGTTTGGTTTATGACTCGAAGAGCAAACCAATGGTTTACGTTGAAAGAAGACCATTGACTGTAGAAGAAGCAAATCCGGGATTCGGAATTGTTGGTTCTTACATGTCTATGAGATACGGACTAAAGGTCGTAAGACCAGAAGTCGGTTGTGTCATCATCAACGTTTAGATTCATTAAAGTTTAATTTAATTTATCTGAAGGTCCGAGGGGAACCTTAATCCCCTCAACATTTTTTATTAGTTCGGAGAAGGTCCATGGCAAAAATAAATAAAGTTCTATCAGACAGTAATACATACGGCGCAACGAAGCGTTGGGTATTAGCCAATGGAGCCTCACCTCTAACTACAAAAGGAGATGTCTATACATTTAGCACTACTAATGCTAGATTAGGCGTAGGAACAAATGGTTATGTTTTAACAGCAGATAGTTCCGAAGCCACAGGTTTAAAATGGGCAGCTTCAACAAGTGCTAATTATTTTTTAGATGGGCTTACATTTGGTACTGATAGTAAAATTACAGGTTCTATGGATGGAACCTCTAATGTAACTGGCAATGCAATGACTACTTTTACTCCAGCAACCACCTTTGTAGCTGAAGCTACATTTGATACAGGTATTGTTGTAGGAGGAACTGCAACAGCAGCAGGTTATATTAAAATCAATCCTGATACAGATGATACAGGAGACTTCCCTACTACTTTAAAGGTAGGAGTTAATACTGAAGCTCAGACATATACACTTCCTTTAGCATATCCAGCTTCAAGTGGTTATGCGTTAGTATCTACAGATGCTGGAGTTATGTCATGGGCAGTGAATCAAGATGGTAATTATTATGTAACAGGAGGAACTTACTCTGCTGGAGCTATAGCTTTTAGTGGTACAACAAGTTTCCCAACATTTAGTGTTACAGGAATACCCACTGGAACATTAACAGGAGGAGGTACAGATAACTATGTAGCTCATTGGACCTCAGCTACTAATGTCACTGGAACCGCAGGTTTTCAATACGACTCTGATGTTCTTTCTTTAACCAGTGCTACTGCCAATTTACCCAAAATATCTATAACTAATACTACAGACGATAATTCAGCTCCTCTTTTAGATTTTATAAAAGACCGTGATGGCACTCCAGCTGCTAGTGATGATTTAGGAGGTATTCGTTTTTACGGAGACGATGCTGGAGGAACTCAACACAACTTTGCACGTATTGATGTAGAGAGTCCCGTAGTTACTGCTGGTGCAGAAGTCGGTTCTATTAAGTTTAGAACCACAGCGGGAGGTACTGATAATTCAGGAGTAATGATTCTATCAGGAGCTAATGTAGGCATAGGCACAATTGCACCTACTCAGAAATTACAATTAAAAGGAGACTCTACTTACTTTAGTATACTTGCTGCTGATGGTAGCGAAGGAGTTAGTTTAGGAACTGCTAGTTCTGGTCGAGGTATATTTTATCTTAAAGGTGCTACTGGTGGTAATGCTATCTATATTGATAGTAATGGTGGTTCTTATTTTGACGGTGGTTATACTGGGTTTGGTACAACAAGTCCAGACAATTTAGCTGAAATGACTGTAGTTGGTAAATTATATCAACAAGTAGATGCTAATGGTAACATAAATTATGGAAGTGGTAGTTTTGCACACGGCTCTGGTATAGGTAATTATACTGGGTATTATTCTTCTATTATAGGAATACAAGCAGGGTATTATATATCAGGTAATGCACATAGAAACACCGCTGTGGGTTATCGTGCTATGTATGGTGCCTCTACTGGTCAACAAAGTTCAGATAATACAGCCATTGGTGCATCTGCATTACTTGATTTAGGAGCAGGTAATTTTAATA